GGTAGACAAGTGGGGGTTCACTATCAAACCAAAGATTAGTGATGACTTACTAATGCTGAGATGTCTCCACAATGCCCCTTGTGGTTCTGACAAGAAGCAAGTCGAACGTCTTTGTCGTGTTATCGAAGCAAAACTTGCAGGTCCTACAGGACCTGCTAATATATTTCCACAACCTAAACCAGGAATATGACCTTAGCACATGTCCTACTTTTCGGATCACTACCGTTCATATGTGCCACCGCATATTTCGGGTACAGAAAGGGTGAGAATAACTATTATGAAACCGACGCATACTCAGGAAATGGAACAGCGCATTAGAATGCGATATGCGTTTGCCATGTCATCATTTGGTAGAATGTTTACCCCAAGTAAGATCTCATTTGACATGAGAGCACTATGCAATGAATGGTCTCAACTTGAAGATCAACCACCAACTGGTGATTTGTATCAGGTGGATAGGTATTTTTTAGATATATGGAAAACTCGAAATGAATATCAAGAAGAAACTTAAAAAGTTAGAGAGTGAAAACATTATGTTGAAACTCAAAAATTTGAAGCTGCAGTTAGAATTACAAGAATTAAATAATGAGTGGATACATCCTAGATCGTGTCTGCATAACAATGACCCTTGGGAACACTGGGATTAATGAATCACGCAGTTATTTCTGGACTACTCTTAGTATCGATAATAGCATATTGTATCTCGTGGAGTTTATACAATGCATATTCAGTTTGAGTTACTACTCACAGGCATCTATTGTTTGCTTGGATTTTTCTTATTCATCGTATCGGTTATACAAGAATGATGTTGCAATTTGCTAGATTTTGTGGAGTTGTATTGAACAACCCCTATGGATTAGGGTTCTTAGCATGGTGTCTTGTCTTTGTCCCTGTCATCGGAATGTGGGCAGTGCATAAATATGATTGGCAGCACTGGGAACCATTCCATAAAAATAAACATGGAACCTGATTACACAGTAAACATAACAATTGAAGATGTACGTCTGTTATATCACTGTGTCATAAAACGACTAGAAATGTGGGAAGGATCTCCTGCTCGACCACCCGAAGAACAAGAACACTTATGGTATATGAGAGACTCTCTATATCGTATGATCTTGGATTATCAATTTAATCAATCATGAATCCAGTAATTTTAATCGGTTGCTTCACCCCACTGGTTATCATTTTTATAGTAATGAAACTTGCCGTGTGGGTATCTGCAGTTAATTCAGAAAACTCTTATGTCGGAAAAGAACCTCTGCGAAAACGAGGACCCTTCGTGGACAATCCATATGCAGATGTTGACGAAGAGGAAGAGGAATTTACAGATCGCACAGACTATCGATGAAGCGATTAAGGAGCATTATACGCTTCATGGACTACCAGTACCTAAGTGGCGTATAAATAGAGATCCACAGTGGTGGACCGATTATTTAATTAGTCTAGGACTGGATCCTAAGAATCCGTAGTATGAAAAAATTTGATGGTCTAGATGAAGTGTTTGAGGTGGAGTCTGAGATTGTACCTCAAGTAGCATCTGACATAAAAAAAGTTGAAGAGAGTGATAGATCTGCGACTAAAGATCAGATCAAGAAAGACTATGAAGTCTCTCGTGCTCAACTACATAATCTTGTTATGAAAGGTCAGGAGGCAATTGATGGCATCCTGGAACTTGCTCATGAATCTGAGCAACCACGTGCTTATGAAGTTGCTGGTCAACTAATTAAACATGTCGGTGATGTCACTGACAAACTTATGGATCTTCAGAAAAAACTTGCAGACATTGAAGAACCTCAATCGAAAACTCCATCTACAGTAAACAATGCTCTATTTGTTGGGAGCACTGCTGACCTACAAAAACTGTTAAAACAACATACTATAAATAAAAAGGAAACAAAGTAATAGAAACATGGCAATTAAAGTTCTTGACACACAAACAGTTTCTGCATCTGCATCTGCCTACATTATTGTAAAGACTGGCATTATTAGATGCACCTGTGCAACTGCTAGCACGATTGCCATTGATGATGGTCCTGCAATTCAACTTCCTGGTCTTGGTGCTGGTGCAACGGAACTTCATGTTGGGCACCCCAAGAAATCAAGATTGAATGCTGCTACCGATGCTGCAGCAATGGTTGTTACTGTAGATGGTGGTGGTACACCTGCTCATAACTTTTCAGTTGGTGACTTTGTTACAACTGTCAATGGTGGTGATACTAACTTTGCTGCTGCTTTTGTGAGTGCTGCATCCGCAGGAAAAAAAGTTACCGCAGTAACTAATACAACAATCACTACAGATATTGATTCTTCTGCTGCAGCTGCTGATTATGCACTTGCTACTGCTCAGTATGCAGTCAATGAAGTTCCTGAACTACAACGTATTGTCAAACTTACAGCAGGTTCTGTTGACGTTGTAGTTGAACAGATCCAAGGTGGTGCTTGAATATGCCTTCTAATAAAGCCCAAAGCAACTCTGAACCCTCTACAAGGATTATTGTACTTGGAAAACGTGGTGATGTCAAGCTTAGTGAAGAAGGATTAAGGAAATGGTTTCAATCTAAGTCTTCAGGTGGTGTCTCTGGGTGGAAACAAGCAGGTGGTGCCTATGATGGTAAACCTTGTGCAAGGCAAGATGGTCAGAAGAGCACTCCCAAATGTGTGAGTTCTGATAAATACTCAAGCATGAGTAAGAAAGAAAGAAGTTCTGCACACAGTAGAAAGAATTCAGCAGACCCTAATCAACCTCAGAAGTCTGGTGCAGCAAAACCGACATATGTCTCTACTGACAAACCAAAGAAAGTCAAAGAGTCATACATAGATGAAAGATCACTTTCCAAAAGTGAGAAAAAAGAAAAGGAAAGACTTGTAAAAGGTATGAAAAAATCGTACAAGGACTTCAAAGCACGTTACGGTAAAGACGCAGAGTCTGTAATGTATGCTACTGCTACTAATAATGCAAAGGATGAGACTGTAGACGAGGGTCTTGCTCAAGCACGTGCTAATGTAGGTGCCAAGAAGTGCTGGCCAGGTATGAAGGCAAAGGGAACTAAGACAAAGAATGGCAAGGAAGTTCCTAATTGTGTCAAAGAAGAAGGTGAGAAAGATGCTTGCTATAAGAAAGTAAAAGCAAGTGCAAAGGTATGGCCCTCTGCATATGCTAGTGGTAGATTGGTTCAGTGCCGCAAGAAGGGTGCTAGCAACTATGGTAAGTCCACTAAGAAGGAATCTTATCTTCTCCAACCATTTAGTTCGTTCCTTGAAGAAAGTGCTGCCTGGACAAAAAAATCAGGAAAGAACTCTGAAGGAGGTCTCAATGAAAAAGGACGAAAATCTTATGAAGCAGAAAATCCAGGATCTGACCTTAAAGCACCAAGCAAGAAGGTTGGAAATCCCCGCAGGGCATCCTTCTGCGCTAGAATGAAGGGCATGAAGAAGAAACTGACTTCTGCAAAAACGTCAAGAGATCCAGATAGCAGGATCAACAAATCACTTAGAAAGTGGAATTGCTGATACACAAGTTTACCTTCGATCACAAACATAACACACATCTGCTGTAGACAGTATCTCTAAATAAATGTATTCTGGGGATACAGTAGATACGGAGGTATACAATCATGGAAGATTTTAAAGATCTGTCAGATCTTAAAATTACAAGAAATGAATGTGCGAAGTGTGGTGCTGTCTGGTTGAATGGACAACATATCTGGACAGGTACAGGAAAGAGAGGAAACGATCTCGATCTTGCTGGATTGGTATGTAATAAACTTGGTGACAACAACTGCATCAATCCATCAAAAGGTATGGAGGGTGGAGACACCTGGTCAAATCGACTGGAATTTTTAGTAAAACTTGAAGAGGATAGTGATGCCCAGAGGTAGACTTGACAAAGTTACTATGACTGCTAAGGTTTTGAAATTAAAAGAAGACCTTTTCAATCAGAAGTATGATATGAAGATGAATGAATTTGCTTCAGCAGATCACCAACTAAATTTAGTTCTTGATATTATAAATGAGTATGGATTATGAACCTGGATGGGAGGATGTTACAAACTCTCCCGATGATTGGCAAGACTTTTGGAATGATGAAGATACTGAACCTATGACTGTTATTAATTTTATGAGTCGATGTGAAGGTGAGTGGGTTTCCCACCGTCGTTACCTTCAAGGACTTCCCAAGAACCCAGTCAACAATAATTATAAGACCGAGTTTAGTATTAAAAAAACTTCTGACAACTCTTGGTTGAACACATGGAAATCTGAAACACCTGAAGGTATTGTAGGATCAGAAGGTGAGATGGAACTTATCTTTGTTGGTGATGAGTGTCGTCGTTCACGTGGTTATATGAATGACGAACCTGACACTTCAAAGGTTCAGATCATTGATGGTGACTGTGTAGTCTGGCATACTAGTTACAACGGTATGACCTTCAGAGAAGAGATCCGACTTCTGGAGAATGATACTGTAAGACTTAGACAAACAGTTGCAAAGAAAGATTCAAACGGTGTAGTGTTCTTGGTCGGTCAATATTTTGAACAGAGAATATGATAAGTGGAATATTTGTATTTGTATTTGTTCTATTACTTACGATAGGAATGGAACTTACTTGGCCTGTTAGGAAATGAATTTACTATTACGACCTCTAGATAATGCTAACGACCCTGTGTGGTCAGTGATTATTTGTGTGATACTTGCAGTTGCAGGTGCATTGTTTGTAGTTGTATACATACTAAAAGAAGCATTTGCAGAATTAGAAAATGGCAGGACTGACACCCCCAAGCAGGAAGAGCTGCTACAACTTCAGAGTAACGGAGATTAATCGTGTTCTTGATGGTGACACTATTGACGTTACAATTGATCTCGGGTTTGATCTATACAAGAAGGAAAGAGTTAGAGTTGCAGGAGTTGATACGCCAGAGAAAAGAACGAGAAATCTTGAGGAGAAAGCACTGGGATTAGATGCTACTAACTGGATGAAAGAAAAGTTAGAAGGTGCTATTGCTGGTGAAGACGAGTTATCTGTCAGAACTGAATTG